AACCATGCCCCAATAAATTCAATCTTTGCGCTCATAATTCACCGCTTTAATAAGATGATCTTTTTCAATAGTATTTAATAAATTACCAACCTTCCTACCTAAATACGTCAAACTCTTCTTTTCAGCATTTACGCCCAAAACGTAACTAATTGTTTTGTCCATATCCCCGAATTTGTAATCTTTCCGCTTTATTAATGTCAGGTTAAACAACTCCGCACAAACCACGTTCCCGTGTTGGTCGATTGACTTTGCTATGTGAAACAGATAGGTATCAACCGCCCTGAATAAAGTAACCACTATCTGAAACACAAAACCAATCGGCATAAGGACTACCGATAAGATCAAAGCCACTATTAATAAAATCAACCCTCTCATAGTTCTTCAGCTTCAGGTAACCACCCCGCCGCTTTCATTTCTGCCTCTGTAAACACCGTCACATCACTCGGAATGATATACTTAAATAAAAACATTTGCTGACTTTCAATAAACGCCGCTAACCCATCTTTTTCTGCTTGGCTTAATTCAGGAAACAAAGCAATAAGGTTAGTCAAATCATTGTCCGGATGCACATAAATAACCTGATTGGTATCTATCTGCAAAGCTGCGTTTACGGTATCGATATAATTAGGATCTTTTGTTGGGTGATTAATCCATCCGAACAGATACAAAGTAGCATCATTTTGTTGGTTAATCGGTCGCTGAATGCGGAACAGCTCACGGCTTATTGCGATTGCCCTTTGCTCGCTTGTTAATCCTGCCTGTGGTAAAACCTTAATGTATTGTGCGTTCATTGTGAATGAGCAAAATATAAGTAATAAAATGAATATGTATTTAATAGATTCCATAATAATTATTTATGTTTGTTTCTATTAAAGATCTATTATTTAGATTTTCATAAATAATAACCTCAGATATTCTTGCATTAGCATTAGCCGCAGCTGTCGTTTGCCCCCCAATAGATATTTTTAAAGCAGTTGTGTTTGATGTATTGCCACCAACATAACCGGGAATTGCCGTAAGTTTTTCAATATTATTTATATATAATAAATGCCGAGGCGTGGCATAGTTTACTAATCCGGTTTGTAGTACAAGATTAGATGTATTTATATTATCAGTTGTGTTGTCTACGAACGTCACACCTGCATCTAATCTTCGAGATCCTATCGAGTATTTATTAGCAGTATTTCCACCACCTAAAAGATATCTTGTTTGTGTGAAACTTAAATTATTCGAACAAAAAAACAAAAGTCTTAATACCGCAGGGCTTGATATCCATCTTGTAACTGCATAACAAGCAGCTGAATCCTGATTTCTAAATAGATCAACATTTAATCTTTCTAAAATATCATTTGATCCATCAAATAATATTGTAGGTCTATTATTTTCATAATAAATAGATCCTAAAGCTGCTATTTGCGGCTGTGATGCTTGGGTAGCTTGCGTTACATTTAATCCATTACCAGATTGATCATACCACGTAACTACAAAACCATTACGAGCATTTAAAAAACTTTTAATAGAATTGGTATCTAAATCATTGCCTACAAAATTTATATCCTGCTCCGGCTGCCCTGTTGTGTCCTTTCTTATTCTTATCGCCGCGCCTGTGTATCCTGATCTTAATTTACGCAAAGAATACGCACCGGCAGCATTAGTATAAATATCTAATATAGGCGTTATGCCTAAAGGTACATAATTAGGATGCGCCTTAATAACCATTTGTGCATTAGCACCTACCGAAAGAAAAACTAATATAAATAAAATTAATCTCATTGTCTTTTACGATATCCTAATAATGTCAAACTAAAATAAGTCGGCTTTGTTGCTACGGCACTCGTTCTAACAAATACCCAGTTGTTTGGCGGTATCTTATTATTTGTGAACGATGTTACATTAGTCGCACCGATTGTACCTGTAACCGATGTGCCGCCTGTAACCAGTATCGTTGCACCTGCAGTTACATTTAAACTATCATTCCAATAAACCTCAGTTGTAATGCTTGGAGATGTACCTAACACCCCTGCCCTCATTTGCGTTATTATCAAAGTATCGCTCCCTGCATTATAAAAACTACCATAAACCGCCGATGTGCTAAATGCCAAAGTATCTCCAGCCGCACCGCTACCTGCACCGAAAGCAGCCAAAGGGATAGTATCTAAAATAAGTTGATAAGTAGCAGCGGCAACGTTTGACCTTAAGTAAGGTGAAAGCATCGCAGCCGTATCGGTTACATTCAAAGGGGTATATCCCAAAGCTGTTGCAACGCTTTTATTCTCCCAAATATCAGTAGATGCTGTATATGCCAATACTTGATTATTTGTAGGTGAAGTTATTTTTGTGTCGTGAAGCTCCCCTAATTCCTGTCCGTTTTGGGGCTTAACATATATCAGCCCGTTTCCTACATTCGCTCGCTCTACTACACCCACAAAAACTGAATGGTAAGGTGCAACAGGCTTAACCTTTGTAAACCCACCCGGTATGCTATCCAGCCAAAGAATATCACCCGGACTATACGCACCTAAATTTATTCCGCTCACCTGACCTTGCGTTGTAATCCATCCCGCCTGACCTGCCGCAATGTCCGCCCTAACAATCCCCAAAGTCTTTGAGCTAAATGTGTCGCTTGTGTTCTTTGCAAGTTTTACGGATGCTCTGTCACCAGATGCGCCAAAAATATAAACGACCTGACCCTTTGTAATTGTAATCGCTTCGGCATTGGTTACGTATGCTTTTACCACCGCCGCGGTATCCATTACACCACCATTAAAAATAACATTGTTTTTTCTGTATCTTAAAGTATCATTAAAAAGGTAAATGCTATCAACATAAGCAACACCGCCGCCGCCAACCTGCCTCCATTGGCTGCCAGTCCAAACATACATCGAGCTATCTGCAAGGCTATAACGTATGCCTCCTGTGTCGCGCCCTGTAGTTGCTGTAACTTTCGGGATGTTTAAATTGCTATTGAATTTGCCCCCGATCCATTGATAGTAGTTATTGAAAGGTGTATAAAGTTTCCCATCAATAGTTTGTGCCTTACCAATAGCGGCAAAGCATACCAATAAAATACTAAATATAAATCTGTACGTTTTCGCCATCATTAACTCCTCCGTTATTAATTGTGATTGTTTTTGTTGATACATTATGTGAAATATAACGCCTATCTGATCGCACTTGATATGTCAAAATTAACCCATCTATAAATACCAAAGGCGGCACCGTTAGGATATTATTTTGGTATGTCGTATCGTCTTGCTCCATAGGCTGCCCGGAGCCGACAATAAAATCTATTACTTTAGTCATTCTACTTTCTATTATTGTTATTTCATGATCTGGCAGCTCATAGTTACTTGGCAGATCGCACACATCATAAAGAAAAGGAACTTCGAGATCGATGCTAAAAGTAACCCCCGCCACAATATCTTCAAACCTGTCTTCGAAGAACTCGAACGTAGTGCTGCGCGTAAACCTCCAAGGCTGTTTCTCCCATCCTATCTGACCTATCAAATCATTCGCCACCTGCTCCATGTCGCTTTGCACTTCCATCTCCGTAGTATGCAACACCACATCCGCCACCGTAACCTGCACCGTGTGCGTCTTTATTTTGCCCTCCGTTGAGCTGTTGCCCATTGTCATAAAGACGGCAGGATAGGTAACATCCTTCACCTCGTTATGTAGAAAATAGTCAGGGTTTACGACCTTTGCCGTCCTTACCTGACGATGCGCTGCCGCTATGTTTTTGAGCTTTGTCGATATTTGGTTTCTTGTCATGCTTTGCAAAATAATCTTTTAACTTTTTGATCGTTTTCTTACTATACATTTTTGAATGGTTTTTGACAATCTTCGCAGTTCTTAAATTCATCATAAGGCATCCCTAAATAAACGCCCGGAAAGTAAGCATCCCTTTTTGGTACGATTGTATCCGCACGATCGCCGGGATTAATATACAAAGGGAACTTAGCGTTATTGCTTTCTTCAACTAAATACTTTACTAATCTTTGCCCGTAAAATTCGGCGCGGCTTTTAAATTTGTTTTTCAGATCAATAAGCTCGCTCATTGATACGTTTTCGCTCCCTTCATTCGTCTTTTTTAGCACACCCTTATTCCAATACTGATGCGTCAAAGTATCTGTCAATTCCGCCACAACATAATAGATAAGGCAGTCCCTAACATAGCTTTTTAGCAGTGTAACTTCGTCTGCTGTCAAATCATTGTTATCAATCCCATCCTGTAACCGCTCATAAAGTCCCGACCCTAACAAAGGCAGTATATACATATCCTGACATACCTTTATTTCAGGAACGATCATTTTGCTATCTATATTTGAGTGGATTTGCGTCCGCTCATAAATATTCTCAGGGCTTATAAATAAAATATCTTTCATTCTTTACTTTTTACGAACTACGAAATTTTGTACCCAGCGGTGGCGGCATGAAGGCTTATTCCCATACCATCCGCCCCTACGATCCCATACACTATACCCCAAACGCTGACTAATTGTTTCAATGTCAGATCGTGAATAAAATTTATCCATTTTTATCAATCTTCTGCAAAAATCTCTTGTTGTTGGTATAATTGGTTCTGGCCCGTACCGAGGTTCGACCTCATAGCTATACATTATCTTTTGCTCCAAAGTACGAGGCGTTCTGTCTGTAATTTCGCTCAATGGATTTGGCAGGGTACGCTCAATGATTTCGTCAACCCCTACCTTGCTAATTGTAGCCAGTATTATGCCGCTTTCCGTAAGTCCCTCAATAATGCTCACCACCTCATCAACAGGCATTTTTAAAGCCTTTCCAATCACTTGAGGCGTTATTCTTTTATCCTTTTTGATCAGATCCAAAACATTTACTTCAGGCTGCGTAAGCTCCTCTTGAAAATTAAACCGCGCGCGGGATGCGATCACATTAAACTGATCTTTGCTTTCACCATGCGCGGAAAATTCAGCTAACAAAAGTTCATCATGATCTTGTGCGGAAAATTCCATTTCGTTATCCAAAGAAAGCATTATGCTAATTTCATCATCCGATAAACCAAGTGAAGATTTGAGCAATAACTTAGCCTGCTCCTTATTTATTTTCCCTTTCTCAAAATTGCGAATGATACGATTAACCCCCTGCCATTGCCGTCCTGTTAGGTTTTTCAGATTTTCATTGACCTGCATTTCAGATTGTGCAGGAGCGGATGCGGGTTGCACAGCGGCCTGTGCTTCCGGATATTTCGTTAAATCAATACCTATCTTCTCAAGTATCCACGCTTTAGGTGCAAACTCCTTAATCGTTGCCTCACTAAACTCAAACCCTATCGGCTCAATCGGAGCGATCACCATTTCATCTTCAATGCCCCATAATTTGCTGATCTCAGTAAATAATGTTTCGAGTGCGCGTTGCTTGTCATTGACATATGTGGTCTTGAAGATCTCAAAAGCATCACGCATTTCAGTACGCGCCCCAAGTTGTCCCTCCGTTTTTATTCCAAATAAAACTGGCGATACTACCTGATGTCCGCAAAATATCTGCTGCTCTACGGTCTTATTCAATATATCAAAGTGCTTATCCAAATCCGTATTAGATAAGTCCAGAACGGTGGGAGCCTTTGCAGGGTCGTCACTGAATGACAAAACAATGCCGCCAGCGTTTTCGCTACCCGTAAATTTCTTTTTGAATTTAGTTTCTACAACCTGCTGTTCCTCCGGTGAAGGTTTACCTTCATTGAAGTTGATCAACTTGCTGCTAAACATACCATTCTTAATAGTGCTCAGATGGTATTTGCTTAACTCAATATCAATCTCGATCCAGTTCAAAGCCCCGATGTAATTAGGATAAGAGTAAATATCCAATCCCGGTCTGTATTCCTTATAGCAAAGTATCTGCTTGCCCTGCTTAACCGCAGGATTATACGCCGCTACGATTTCAGGCTGCACCCTCACCGATTGCGTCCAATCCTTTACATAGTATTGCGTCTGGTCTTTATTTGCTCTTACCTTTTGATAAGGCACGTGATACATTGCCCCGACCTGACCAAGTGCGTTATAATGAAGCTCAATATATACACCACCAAAAATCTCAATGTCTGTCGATACTTTTTTGAGAAAATCATTTAATGTTTCGTTCTTATTAGGTGTAATATTCTCACGCCCGCTTTTATAGGATATGCCATTTCCGATAATGTAATTCACCTTCCCGAGCACAATGCCATTATGTTTGCTGCTTTTGTTGATTTTCTCCAACAAAAAGTTAGGGTAAAGATTATCTTCACCGAATTGAACGTACCCTTTGCCGGGCAGCTCAACCATTGCAGGCAGCTTAACATCTGCAAATTTTATAAAACTTATATTAGGATGCATCGTACATTGTAAATTTTACGTCCTGTGAATATTGAGTGAAACTCATATTTGTATTATCGTCTAAAAACATTAACCCCGTTTCGAGTAATCCTAATCCGGATGGGTTTAAATTCGTAGTGCTCGTTTGCTCATATATCTCGTACTTCCACCAACTTTCATGATAATCGGCAAAGTAATCATTCACCACAATAGCAAACTCATTCCACCGCTCCTTATTTGTCGATACGTCAAAGGCATTAACCTTTACGAACTTTACCTGATCATTCGTAGCCCTGCTTGTAAATACAAACAAATAATTAGCATCCGTAATGGTTTGTTTTTCCGTTAAGGTGCAAATCAATGTTGACGTAGTTCCCTTTACAAATTTAAGCATACAAATATAAATACCATAAACAAAAACCCTCGCCCAAAAGGGCAAGGGCTAACAATTCAAAACCAAACAAACAAAACTTATGATCCCGGAGTTTCAAGAGCACTTGCAACCGTGCTGTTTACTTCGAGCATCGGCTCAGGCTCACTACCTGAGAATGTCATGTCAAACCCGCTACGATCTCCGAAAGCAGTACCCGTTCCGAGTGTGCCGGTTGTAAGATCGATCCCGCTTGTTCTTCCTATCAGCCAATACTTTCCGTTGTTATCTTTTGCCACTGCTATCATTGTAGCTTGCGCCAAAAGTTTGATTTCATTTCTTATTGTAACGTTCAATTTATTTACAACGATCTTAAGCTCAGAAGCATAAAACACGGTACCATTTTGAATGTTACCTGTCATATTCTCTGTCAATGATCCTGTTTCTTTGGGAAGTTCGTACTTCCAAAATCTTTTACCGGATGCTTTTGTCAGACCTGTAACGACTCCACTGGCTTCAGATATTGAAGTTACTGCACCTCTTTCGATGAAGTAAACTTCCAATATACCGCCGCTATTGTCTTTACAATCTAATGTATATCCGGATGTTAATGCACACGGCATGGTTATTAATTTAAAATTTTTATAAGTTAAGGGAGGCTTTTACACCTCCCTATGATTTATGATTACGCTTCGAACTTCACCACTTCATCAATGAAGGCGAACTGGACACCGACTTTCATGCGGGCAGTGAATTTGATGTTTTCATCATCTTCAGACCAACGGATCCAGAATTTGTTTTCTTCATCAAGAAGATCAGTTCCTAAGAAGATATTGCTCATTCTGAAAGCGTAGATGCAAGCATCAGCATCAGCAGCATCTAAACCGTGTACAGGGATTACTTTGTAGTTAGTGCCGGGGATTGTGAAAACTGCAGCATCATCATCCCATTTTGCATCAGGTTGGTAGTGGAACAGATTTTGATCTACATACGCTTGTATCAAATAAGAGAAAGTTCCCCATCCGCAGAAAATGCGAACATCTGATTTACCTTGGATTTTTGCAGGTAACGCTTTGATAACTGCAAGAACTGCATTCTTAGCAATTGTCGGAGTGTTGATAGTTGTTGCAGGTGTACCGTAGAATCCGGTAGTGTTTGCATTTGCAACTGATCCACCGCCAGCAGTGATCAAAGTTTTGATACCATCGAACTTATTACCTAAGCCGTTTGTACCAGCAGAACCTGTTGCGTTAGCAGTCCACAAAGCTACTTCAAGAGCTTCAGCTATTTTCTTAGCTTTTTGATCAGAGTAGTCAGCAGCGAATGTTAATGAGTTGTATTCGCCTCCGGCTTTCAAAGCCTGCTGGGTGTAATAAGGCTCGAGGTCTTTATCGCAAAGGATTTCATTTACCTTCACTTTGCCAACGGTAAGTGTACGCTGCGTGAAGGTAGTCGTGCCGCTGGCGTTGAAACCGCAAGAAGAATCGTCTTGAAAGAATACATCAGTATCCATTCTTCCAATTGCTTCGCTTGATTTAACACCTACGCGAACGTTACCTAATGCAAGGATTTCCTTTTGTGTTCTGGCTTCGAAAACTGAGTTCTTAACCAGCAGATCTACGTTTTGCTTAGTATATGCGGCTAAGCCCGTTACATTGTATGCCATTTTTGTTTACTA